TACACATGATATGTTAACAAAAGCATATATGGAATATTTTAAGGCAAATGACGCATTTGAAGCAAGAAATAGTGTGCGTACACATGGATCAGCTCGAAAATGGTTGAGAGAAATACGTTCATTAGCAAAATTACGCATGGATGAAATACATGAGAAGCACAAAACCAAAAAAGACCAAGGCAAAGAATAGGCATGGGTAAGTATCCATATGCAATGGACGTATCAAGGAAATTTAATAAATGAATTACCACAAAACGTCGAGGGTTTTGTGTACTTGATTACAAATCTTACTAATAATAAGAAATACATAGGCAAAAAATTAGCCAAATTTAAAACTACTAAGCCACCGCTCAAAGGCAAAAAAAATAAAAGGCGCGGATATAAAGAAAGCGATTGGAAAGAATACTGGGGTTCCTCAGATCATTTACTAGAAGACGTTGAACAATTAGGTAAAGATAACTTTACTAGAGAAATTTTATATTTGTGCCCAAGTAGAGGCGTAATGAGCTACTTAGAGGCTAAGGAACAATTCGACCGTAGAGTCTTAGAGACAGATGAGTATTATAACGGTATCATAAATGTGCGTGTCGGAAGTTCAAAAATTCTAAAAGAACATTTAAAGGCAATATAAGGACACTGTTTGATCGAGATAGCTCGATCCGCTTTGAGTACATGTATTCACATGTGCGGAATCTAGCGAGTCCAACAGGCTGTATGCTACGAAAACTCCTTGCAAAGGAACGAAGCGGGAGGTAGCGAAGAAATCCGCGAAGCGGTAAAGCGGTTTTGCAATTTTTTCGTGATGTCGACGTAGGTTGGGAAAGGTCAGAGCCCAGTAGCAAAGTCAAATACCTACTTCCGATCTCGGCTGTGCGAACTCACATGAAGCTAGGGATGATGGGACCTCGTGTAAGGTTCCGTCTGACTAAACAATCTACATGAAACGTAAGTGCTTCGCACTTAATATAAATACATAAAGCAAGAATAAATAGTTAGAGCGACAGCGAAAACTTGTGTTAGCGTAGCTAACACACTTAGGATAGTAAAAATGAAAGTATATGAATTATTCGAAACTCTTGATATAAAACAAGTTGGTGGAGTATGGCGTATTTATGATACTGTGAAAAAAGATTTTGCATCTCCTGTAGTTTTCAATTCAGCAGGTGAAGCTGAAACAGCTCGTGACAAACTGAGAGCCACTACTAGTAAAAGCAACACTTCAAAAGCAAAAGTCAGTACTAAGCCTGATTCAACTCCTAAACCTAAAAAAGGTTACTATGGAAGATTATGGTCCAAGGTTGTAGATAAAGGCGGAAGTTTTCTAAAAGGCATTACTGGTTGGAAAATGTTTAGCATTATTGCCATTGTGGTAAGTTATAATCAGTGGTCAAAAATAATGGAAGATTATGCCAAAGCATATTTGTATAATGGATGCAGATATAACGATAATCCTAGTTTACCATTTGATTCTGACATTGGAAAAGGTGGTATACAAGCTAGTAGAATGTGGCAAGCTGAAATGGCTAGAGCTAGATATGAAATGGCGGCAACATTATCTACAGGATTAATAGCTTTGGTAGGCGGAGCGGCCACAAATCTTGTAACACTTAACAGAGCCTTTAAGGCTTTAAGCATAGGCGGACTTTTTATTCCCGGAGCGGGTTGGGTTAAATCTGCTTTAGCTTTTGTTATAGGAGTAGGAACAACTACTCTTGGTATCTATATGTTACAGAAACTTGCAAAGAAAACTGCGTTATGGAACGGACTTGCAGATCTTTGGGTAGATATGATTTTTACCGCTCCAAAAATGGAATCATTAATGAAAAATTGGTTTGGTGAATATTGTGATCACAGTGAACCAGGCACTACTAACTACACCATGGGAGAAACTTCTACATATCCTGCTGATAAATTGTCTGAGTCAAAAAAATCTGCAATGAGTAAAATAGACAAAGTTAAAAAGGAACTTATGAAAGACAAAGAATTTATGCAAGCATACAAAAAAGCTAAAAAAATATCTAAACAAAAGGCAATTTAGTTTTTGTAGTTGTTTCTATATTTTCTTCTGCAATTTTATTCATTATCTCTTTATCGTCAGCAGTTATTTTATACATAACATCTTCGTAACTAAATGCTCCTCGCATGTACCAAGCTAGTTTGTAGGCAGTATATTTTATTTGTTTGGTATTTTGTTCCATATCATCTGATATTTTTAAGATATCAGATTCCTCGAGCGGAATGAGTTGGTTCCGAAAAAACTTGCGTAATCCACTGAGATTCCTGTTTGATATATATTGTCGCAATTTTCACCACTACATTTCATATCAAATTTTGGCATGCCCCATGCATCATTAATCTGTTGCACTGAAGTTTGCAGTTGTCCGTAAAATTCAGAATCATTATTCACAATAAATTTTTCAATTTCTTCTAAATTTGTTTCTTGGTCTTCACCTGCAGATATTGTAGCTACATGCCTTAAGGTTAATTTTAAGTTTAACTTTGTTCTTGCATCAAACAGTTGTTGTCTTTGTTTGTCAGCTTCTTCGTCTGACAGCTCAGCTCTTTCTAATTGCACTAGCTGTTTTTCTATTATAAAGGATTCTCTTGAAAAATCAGTAAATTCTCTATAATTTAAAGGCCTAAGATTAAATGTTAAATCTTTCAAAGTCAAAGTTTTTGTAGGTTCATGTTTTTGTAATGAATCTAATATACTAGGTAACTTTATATCAGCTGTGTTTTCACTGTTACATTTTGGGCAATTGGCAGTGATAGGCATAGTTTCTCCATATGTAGCTATCCTAATAGCCATTAAAACATAATCTATATCAAAACCAACTAAATTCCATGGATCTAAAATTAATGGTGCACAACTTTTAATTACATCAACCGTTGCCTGTCCAGAAAACAGTGCATCAGGTGTTTTCAACATTATTTCGTCCATTGTGTTCATTCCAAAAATAGGAATTTGTGTATATTGACTGTCTTGTATTATTGTATTATTGTAATACACTCCGTTAGAAGGTAAGTCAATATATATTTTTGGCTGTCTTTTGTATTTTTCTAAAAAACTGCTCACTTTATTCTCCACATAAATACATTATATTGTAATGTACTTATACATATTTATAATGTGCGTATATAACTAAGGAACAAAATAGAATGGCATCCCAAACAGTTGAGTTAGACCAACAAAGTATTGATAGACTTGCAGAAGCAGTTACTGGTAAAGACACACAGGGCAATAAATCTTCAAGAGGTACTAGTTTTAGCGGTGGAAATTTTAACAAAGCTGGCAATGATCTTGCATCGACAATGTTTACAGCAGATGCTGGATTTAAAAATCTAACAGGTGCAGTGAAAAAAGCTACAGAAGGAATACCTTTTGTAAACAAATTTGCATCTGCAATGGATTTCAGTACAGGACATATTAATGAATCTGCTGATGTATTTAGAACACTTTCAAAAGTAGGCGGCGGAGCCGCAGGTGAATTATTCCAATTAAGAATGAGAGCCGCAGAATCAAGATTACCTTTAGAAACATTTGCAAGTATGGTTGCAAATAATTCAGAACTATTAGCAGGATTTGCAGGTGGCGTAACCGGTGGAGAAAGAAAACTTGCAGAAATGGGTAATGCTTTGTTCCAGGACGGAGTAATTGAAAAATTTTTAAATCTTGGGTATAGCATAGAAGAAGCAACAGAACTGTCACTAAAACAACAAGCTATACAGCGTAGAAGATTTTTGTTAGAAGAATTAACTGCTACTGAGCAAGCGGCAGAAACAGCCCGTTATGCAAAGTCTTTATCAGTAATTGCAAAACTTACAGGTAAGCAAGCTGATCAAATGGCAGACGAAATGCAAGCTCAAGCCGCAGATGGTGCAGTCAGAGCAAAACTACGTATGTTGGAAAAGCAAGGTATTACTGGTGCTACTAAAGCAAACCAAATGGCTATGGAAGGACTAGCCGGAACCAGTAAAGCACAGCAACTTGCGGCAAAAGAAATTCTAACTTTAGGTGCTCCTGTATCAGCCGCGGCGAAAAACTTTGTAGCGGCAAATGGCGAGGCTGCAAGATTATTGTATCAAACAAGAGATGCTATTGAATCTGGTGATGCAGAAGGTGCAAAAATAGCCGCAGAAGCGTCTAAAAAAGCGGCTATTGAATCCGGCGATAGCATGCAAAATTTACAAATAGCAACATTAAAAAGTGTAAGTGAGTTTGGAGCAACACAGGCAGAAGTTTTAGAAGAAACAGCAAACATAGTTGATGCAATATTAGCAGAACAGAAAAAGATGCAAGATACTAACGGACGATTTGTAACCTTAGGAGAAGCATTTGTACAACATTTAGCAAATCTAAATAAAGAAGTTGATGAGATGTCAAGAGGTACAGGCACCGGCAGGAAAGCACTTGTTGCATCTAATACTGCTAACGCTACAGTTGTAGATGAAACTAATAAAAATATTCATAAATTAAATAAAGAGCTAGAAGGTAATGCTGTGGTACAAGGTGCCTTAGACAATATTACTGATAATGTAGGCGAAGTGGTAGGCGAAGTAGGTAATAAGACCAGAGATGCTGTAGATTTTCTCGGGACTATGACTGGTAAAGCAAACCAAGAAATGGCTACAACATTAGAACAAGCAGGTTTTCCAAATGCCGCAAAAATGCTTGCAGATGCCAATACTCAAGAAGCAACCGATAAAACAAAAGCAATACTTGCACAAAATGGACTAATTGATGCACAAGGTAAACTAACTGATTTTGTTGTGAAAAAAGCGGCAGAAAGTCAAAAAACTCTTGCAGAAGGTGCAAACACAACAGTAACAGGAACTAATGCTGTTGAATTAAAAGACCCTGAAGCATTACCAGAAAAATCAGCACCTATAAAAGATACTGTGATGAGTGTGTTAAAACTTTTAGGAGTGCCTTTCAACATGGGAGCCAGAGAATTAGGTGGTCCTGTGCAATCTAGTCAATCATACGTTGTAGGAGAAGAAGGACCAGAAATTTTTAATCCTGCTACAGCAGGAAATATTATGAGCAATCAAGATTTACAACTAGCAACATTAGGTCCAGAACTAGGAAATAAGTTTTCTGCACTAGCACAGGAAATGCAAATGATAGGCGCTCCTATTACAGAAGCGGCTAAAGAAGCAATGTCTACTATGACTCCTGAAGCACTATCAGGAATGGAAGATGCTATAAAACAAGTAAACCGCAGTATGACTGCTCCTGATTCGGCTTCTAGTCCGGACCTAATTAAGCTCATGACGCAATTAGTAGAGGTAAATAAAAAGTCAAATGATATACAAAACAAGCACTTTAGAGTCATGGATTCTGCATTAAAGGGCATAAGATAATATGAGTTGGAAAAAATATTTTACACCTGTACCTACAGCTGATAATGTAACAGGCAGTTATTCTCCTTTAAGTGGACGCGGAGCATCTACTCAACCAGGACCTGCAAGATCAAATTATTCAAGTTTTTTACCAGATGTGTATGTAGGAACACCTAACCGTATTGAAAGATACTGACAGTATAACACTATGGATATGGACAGTGAAGTAAATGCCGCACTTGATATACTTGCTGAATTTTGCACACAAAAAAATAAAAAAAACGATACACATTTTGAATTTAAATACCATAAGAATGCAACTAATTCAGAAGTAAGAATACTAGGTGAATATTTAAAACAATGGTATAAAATTAATAAATTAGAAACTAGAATGTTTCGCACATTGCGAAACGTTTTTAAATATGGAGACGGATTTTTTCTAAGAGATCCAGAAACAAAAAAACTTTATCATGTTGATCCGGCAAAAGTAAACAGAATAATTGTAAATGAATCAGAAGGTAAAAAACCTGAACAGTATGTAATAAAAGACATTACATTTAACTTTAAGGACTTAGTCGCAACAAAAGCATTGCAAACAAATGGTAATGTTACAGGCGGAGGTTCTGGCTATCTTACAGGCGGTGTAAGAGGAATGACAGGAACAAATACAGGACAACTAGGAAACAGATTTACAGTTGAACAAGGTGAAATTGCTGTTAATGCAGAGCATGTATTTCATTTAAGTTTATCGGAAGGATTAGACAACAATTATCCTTTTGGAAATTCACTTTTAGAAACAATCTTTAAAGTTTACAAACAAAAAGAACTACTAGAAGATGCAATTATAATATATCGTGTTCAGAGAGCACCAGAACGTAGAGTATTTTATGTTGATGTAGGTAACATGCCATCGCACCTTGCAATGCAGTTTGTGGAGCGTGTAAAAACAGAAATACACCAAAGACGTATTCCTAGCAAAACTGGAGGAGGGACCAATGTCATAGACTCTAGTTACAATCCGCTTTCCATCAATGAAGACTACTTCTTTCCACAAACTGCTGAAGGTAGAGGATCAAAAGTTGAAACACTACCCGGTGGTACAAATTTAGGAGAAATAGATGATCTCAGATATTTTACTAATAAGCTCGTACGCGGTTTACGAATCCCTAGCTCATACTTACCAACCGGGGCTGATGACAGTAATGCTCAATACAATGATGGACGAGTCGGTACTGCATTTATACAAGAATTAAGATTTAACACATACTGCGAACGTCTACAAAATTTACTGATAGAAGAATTTGATCAAGAGTTTAAACGATATTTGTTAGAAAAGGGTGTAAACATAGATACAGCAATGTTTGACATTAAGTTTATGCCACCACAAAATTTTGCAAGCTATAGACAAGCGGAATTAGATAATCAGCGTATTGGGTCATTTACGCAAGTACAAGCTATACCTTTTATATCTAACAGGTTTGCATTAAAAAGATTTTTAGGATTCAGTGAAGAAGATTTAGCTGAAAATGAACGGCTATGGAGAGAAGAAAATAATGAAAATCTTCAACCACCTACAGGAGATGCCGCAGGAGAAATGAGAAGTGTTGGTATTAGCAGTGCAGGTATAAGTGCTGATATTGCCGGTGCAGAAGATCAAGCAAGCATTGAAGGTGGCGAAGAAGACGGTGGCGAAGGAACACCACCCGAAACTGCAACAGGAGATGAAGGCGGTGCACCACCTCCACCTGGAGATGAACCTGCGCCTCCTGCATAAATATAAGCATGATACTGAGAGAACTTTTTTATTATGACAAAGAAACTTTGCAACCTACAGAAGATGATAGGTACGAAACTCAGTATGACGATTCAATAGTGGATCTCGACGATACCCGGCAGACACGTTTGACTCTACGTCAAATAAATCGTGCAAGAAAAGCAAGCGAGCTACATACTAAAGAAAAAGCCAAAGAAAACGAATTCGTTAGGCAAATGTATGGTATAGCCGCACAAGCTCAGGCTGCCGGAGTATGATAATTGTCCAAGATAGATAAACGTCAATTTTCCAAACAAGAATGGCACAGGATTAGAGAAGAACGTCGAGTTGCAAAACTACAAAAACGTATATCAAAAATTCCTACAACAAGCGAAGAAAAAACAACAAATAAGATTGCATTTGTCTTAGGTAATGGAATTTCAAGAGAAGATATACTTTTAGAAGAAATAAGTAAAATAGGAAAAGTATATGCTTGTAACGCAGTATATAGAACATTTGCACCTGATTACTTAATTGCCGTTGATGTAAAAATGGTTTTAGAAATAAACAAATCAGGATATCAAAAGAAAAATGAAGTATGGACTAATCCAAACAGAGCCTTTGATAGAATGCAAGGTTTAAACTTTTTTCAACCAAGTAAAGGTTGGAGTTCTGGACCAACAGCATTATGGTTAGCTAGTCAACATAGTTATGAAAAAATATATATTTTAGGATTTGATTATAGAGGACTTAATGAAGGACAAAAATTTAACAATATATATGCTAACACAAACAATTACAAAAAAAGCGATGACGGAGCAACATTTTTTGGTAATTGGTTAAGACAAACTAAAGCTGTAATACAAGAAAATAAAAATATTAATTATGTACGAGTAATAACATCAGATAACTATAATCCAGAAGAACTAAATAAATTTAGTAACTACAGTGTCTGTTTAAAAGACGATTTTAAAAAAATTTTTAGCTTATCTTGACAATTTACAGCCAAATTGTCAATTTTTCACCTATTATCTAGGTGTTTTTCCCAAAAAGTGTAAATATATTATATGACAGCCTTACCTGATAGGTAAATTTTTAACATTTATAGGAGATTAAAATGGCAACAAATAAATTCGAAGAAATGCTTGAGCATCTCGTAAACGAAGATCGCGAAAAAGCAGAAGAACTATTTCACGAAATAGTCGTAGAAAAATCAAGAAAAATTTATGAAGATCTACTTGCAGAAGAAACAAATGATGAGGAAGTAGACGAAGCATCAAAGGATGAAGAAGTAGACGAAGCATCAAAAGATGAGGAAGTAGACGAAGCATCAAAAGATGAGGAAGTAGACGAAGCATCAAAGGATGAGGACAAAGAGGTAAAAGAAGATTTTGACCTTGATGAGTTTGAAGTTGAAGCCGATGACGATATGGAAGATGACATGGGCGGTGATGATGCTGAAATGGATATGGACGCTGATATGGATGACGAAGCTCCTGAAGGCGATGCAGAAGAAATGGAAGACAAGATTGCAGATCTAGAAGATGAATTAGCTGATCTTAAAGCCGAATTCGACGCAATGATGGGCGGAGATGAAGACAAAGGTGATGATGACATGGACATGGGCGGAGACGCTGAAGATGACATGGCAGATGACATGGCAGATGACATGGACATGGAAACAGCACCAGAAGAAATGGCTTTTGAAAAATCAGACGAAGAAGTTGAAGAATCAGATGATGAAGAAGTTGATGAAACTTCAAAATCACCTGCTGAGCAGATGCGTGAATATGTTGAAAAAGTTGCAAGCGGACACGGAGCTGAGTCTAAAGGACACGGCGAAGAAGGTGGTACAAACACCAAGTCTGTAGTTGCAAGCAAAAACGACATGGGCGGCACTGCTTCTAACTTGGCACAAGGGCAAGAAGGCTCTGCAGGCGGAACAGCTGGCGGATTAGCAAATCCTAGCACAAAAGAAGAAAATGCTGGAAATGTTAACGTACCAGGTGGTAAAGCAGGCAAGTCTATGAGCAACATGCCAAAAGGCCATGGCGCTGAAAAGAAAGGCGCAGGCGAAACTGCTGACAATAAAAAAAGTGCTATTGGCAGCTAATAGGTAAGGACTAAGGAATGGCAAACTTACTCTCAGAACATTTGACATTCGACCAGGCAAAAATTGTCGTCGAGAATGCCAACGAAGGAAAAGACTTGTATATGAAAGGTATTTGTATACAAGGCGGAGTACGCAACGCAAATCAGCGTGTGTATCCTGTAAATG